CGAAGTTTAGCGAAGTTTTGGTATATTAATTACTTCTTCTATTAAATAATATACTTCTTTTCCCTCTTCTATCTTATTCGGCTGATTATCCGCTCCTAATTTTACTCTGCCAATAGCAAAATCTAACTCAAAATCATATACTACTCTAGTATCAGGATTATACCAATAATCTTTAGGTTTATCCCTACTACCATCAATTACCTTAATACCTTTTATTTTAATTACTTTAATTCTTTTTACCTCACTGTTTAAAGAATTTAATCCATTATTTAATTTTGTATCATAATAAATATCTTCATTGTATGCAGGACCAATTTGTGGGTCAAATAATGAACTTTCATTGAATTGGAAACATTGATATGATTCAACCATCATATTGTGATTTTTAAATAATTTACAATCTATCGCTGCTTCTCTTACTGTCTTTAAAAAACTATCAATTAAAATTTGTTTGCGTTTAGCAATATCTTCTATCTTATCATCAATTGTTTGTTCACCATTTTTCTTTAATGCTTTATACCTATATACATCTACTGTTCTCTCTTCTATCGGCAAATCTTTGTGATAACATTGACGAATTGCTCTACCAATTACTTGCGATATTCTCACTTCATTCCAATACGGATCTAATATATGTATCTGTCTAATATTTCTTAATGAAATACCTTCACTACCTGATGGTGCAAGTAAAATATATTTAACTAACTTACCATCTACATTACCAATTTGATTGAATACCTCAATTGTCTTTTTTCTTTTAGCATCATCTATACCACCATGATATTCTAAATATTGGTAATAATCATTACCTGTACCATATGGTGCATACCCAAATTGTTTTAAATATATTGCAAATGTAGCTAAACCTTCCGCTGATACAAAGTTAGAATATACCATTATAGGACCCTTACTTCTTAATCCATAAAATAATACTGCTGTCATTTTACATGAACAATCGTGCAATGCTTTTAATAAATTACTTTTATTCTTATGCTTTTCCATAAATTCTTTGTATTTGTAACTATATTCTGTTTTAAATATTTCAATATCATCAAAAATAGTATGTTTGTTCTTTTCATCCATTGCATGTTTATGCATAAAATATTTATCAGTGGATAATAAAAAGTCTTGTAATGTTTTTTGATATAATTCAGCACCGTTAATTTCTTCTTTGTCTTTTAACGATGCAATAAATTCTTCTGTCTTACCTTCTGCAATTTTATATGCATCAATATCTTTTAATCTAAATTGATTTGGTCTAGGTCGTTTTTCACCATTAATTTTGTCATTAACATATGGAAATACAAATAATGCTGCTTGTCTTGTATAAGAATTAAAACTACCTTCCTCTGACCTACTTTGAACTCTTCTAATTTCCATTTGTTTCTCAATAAATTCAAATGTATTATACACTTCATCTTGATAATCAGCCATCACTAATTCTTTTTGTATTAATCTTTTCTTTGCATATAAATCAGGTGTCTCACCTATATAAAATGATGCTAATCCCAAAATTCTTCTTTGAAACATATTTTTGGTTGCAGGATTTAATATTTTAACTTTTCCTGTAGTGATATATCGCTCTTCAAATTTAACTTCACTTGTTGGAAAGATACCTGGGCGTAATAAATTAAAAATTAATGCTAATTCAAATGGATTATTCACAACTGGTGTAGCACTCACTAAAATGACTCTTGCATTATCATTGTCTTTCATTTCTCTTACCATATAATCGTATATTGAACTTGCTCTTCTACCACTTTGACCAGTTACGTTATTGTATACATTATTAATAAAATTATGTGCTTCATCTATAATAAATAAAGGTTTTTTAGATGCATCTACACTTCTAATTGCTTCAATAAAATCTTTATCCGCTTTAGGTGAATCATAGTGAATAAATTTAATTTGTGACCTCATATTTTTCTTTTCATCTTTATTTAACCAATATTCCAAATCTTCAATCCATGGCTTGTTTTCAAGTGTTGCTTTAATTAATACAAATACATTCCATAAACTAGAAAAATTATATAATGCATTGTATACATTGATTGCAGTAGCAGTTTTACCAGAACCTAAACCATGATATAATAATATTGACCTATATGGACTTCTATAATCTAAAAATTTTGCTACAAATTCTTGATATTGTCTTAATTTTAATTCTTCTTGAGGGACTGCACAAGGATCTGAACCTAATTCTCTTTTAATTTCATCTAAGTGATATTTCTTAAAATTTTGTAATATCCAAGATGGAAATATCCTACCATTTAATTGTAGGTTAACAAATTCATCTCTTGTTTTAGTATTTTCACTCATATTATTATTTAATATAATATTATGAATAATTAATTATTGTTTTGTAATATAATATCAAATATATCAAAAAATTTATTATAATTTGCTGTTGTAAAATTTTGATAAAATAATTTATTGCTATTTAATCCCATTAACTCTCTTTTTTCTTTATCCTCAATTAACATACTTAAATATTTTATACATTCATTATTATTATAATAAATATAACCATTAACATCATTAATTACTTCTGATGAAGAACATCCTGCATTAGATGAAACAATCGGTTTTGAACAAAACATTGCTTCAATTATATTAGTAGGTAATACTTCATTTAATGAATGACTTACTATAATATCTGATTCATTTATATACGACATCGCATTATTAACTAAACCTGTTAATATTATTGAATTACTATTTTTATTAATTTTTAAATTATGATGTCCTTGTCCAACTAATACTAATACTAGATTTGTATATTTATTTTTTAATACATTAAATACATTATCTATAAAATCTTGTTGATTTTTTCTTTTGTCAATTGTTCCAATAATCGAAATTATTATTGGATTATTTATTTTAATTTTATCTATTAAATTTATTTTATTATCTTGTTGTTCTTTAAATATTAACGGATCAAATCCATTTGTTATAACGTATCTATTATTATTTGAATTAAAATATTTATCATTATTATTCTTCTGACCATTACATAAAAAAATTATATTCGCATTTTCAATTTGTATTATTTTATCAAATAAATGACTAAAATAATCTTCTATTAACCATTCATGTATTATCCAAATTATATTTAATTTTAAATGTGATAATTTTAATAAATACTCATATGTACAAATTGTATTACATATGATAATAGGTGTTATATTTTCTGCTTCACATTTATCTAAAATATATTTTTCTATATCATTTGGACCTACTTTTATACCATGTTGAATAATTAAATTTTTATCCTCAAATTTATTTAATAAAAGTAATTCTGTTTTAATGTTATTTTTAATAAAAAATTTTTCTAAGTTATATAAATAAAGTGGTGCTCCTGTATTTGAATTTTCATGTGATATTAAAAATACCACTACATTTGAATAATTTTTTTCTATAAAATTATAATGTTCATTATTTGTAATAAAATAAATGTTAATTAATACAATACATATAATTAATAATAAAACAAAAATTAATAAATTAATCTTCATAATATAGTATAATATAATTTATTTAATTTGATTTTCCTTAATCTGCTTAAACTTAATTAATGCATTCAATGCAGCCTGTTGTTCTGCTTTCTGCTTAGATGTACCTTCACCTTCTGCAATAATAATAATTTCAGTTGGACGACCTTTATCATCTAATGATGTCATTGGATCTAATACACCCATTGTATAAATTTTTTGCATATTATTTGTCTTACCTACAATACCAGAACTTGATTTACAAGAAATTTCCCAATAAATTGGTGATACCCATTTGTTAGAATGAAATAATTGCATAAGTTGGTCTTTGTAATTCTCATTCTGATAAATAAGTGATGGATAATCAACACTATTTTCTAAAAAATATTCAATTAATTGTTTGCATACATCTTGACCTTGGTCTAATTTTAATGCACCTAAAAATGCTTCAAACGCATCTTCAAGAATCTTATCAGAATTTCTTCCCTTAATTAATTCAGTTTGTTTTGAGATTAATATATATGTATCTAATCCCAATTCCTTTGCAAAGCGTGAGAATGTAGATTTGTCTTCTATCTTTGTTTTTAAATACGTCATAAATCCTTCATCCCCCTTTGGATTCATTTTATACCGCAAATACAAATATGAACATAAGATATCTTTAATCGTACCATCTCCAACGAACTCTAAACGCTCACTTGAAACGTCTCTTAGTTCTACGAGAGTATTTCTGTTCTTTTTCATCTCATTCATTTCCTTACTAAATTTAGAATAATATTTTTGATTTACGTATGAATAATGCGACATTGCCTCCCTAAATATCTCAATATTATTAACTTTAATTTTTATACCAAAATTACTTAGTAATCTTTCAACATCTTCACTTTCAATCAGAATATTATTCTCATTGTAAGGTATACTAATTAAAATTTCATTGTCATCACTATCATCATGAGCCATTTTATTATAATTATAATGTTGTTATATCTTTAATTATTAATATCAATTTTTCTAAAAATTATTATTTTTTGTTTTCTATCATATCCCATATTTTAAACTCCTTAAATATTAAATATGTAAGAATCATTAATAAGTAATGTATTTTAATATATTTATTATTTACATCCATATACAAATCTGGTAAACTTATTAATATATACACTCCTGTTATAGTAAATACATCTATATTTGTAGTAGATAATATTAAACCTAATAGTGTAAATATTACTGACCATGGATTAAAATTAAACGTACCAATTCTAAATGCTGATATAGTTGATATATAACTAGCTTTAACTTTTACATCTACATAGTAATTACTTAATAAATTATTAAATATTATTGGATGAGATGACGATGTATTTAATGACCCTGAATCATCTGTAGATGTTTGATATGCAATTCTATTATTAAATGTATATATATTTAGTAACTTATGACTATATAATGTTTGTATATGAATATCAATATGTGTATAAATATTTTTGTCAATATATGTTACTAATTTTTTTGCACCATCTCTTGATACAACATACGCATGTGTAGCTAAAGCTACTATTGGTTTATTAATATAAGTATTTCTATAATTTGAATTTGTATTGACTAATCCTTGTACTCCAAATTGTACTACATTAAAATTAATATTACTTTGACA